CCATGACTTACGAAAAGCGGCTGCGTTTTCAAAGTGCAACTAAAAATTGTAGCGCATTTCTCAGCTCCGTTAAAGCTGGCACGCTGCTCTTTGATTCATTAGTTGATTTCTTAGAATTGAAGCCTTTTGCTTACGATCCACTCCTAATGAGTCAGATGAGTACTGTCCATGAGAAAGTACAACTTTCCAAAACCATACCACAATTGTACCAGTCAGCACCCAGAAGAGACCCAGACTGGAGCCTAAATTACGCTGACTGTTTTGTCAAAAGTCAACTCTGCACCAAGATAGAGAAAATGGGTCAGGCAACAGCTAAGGCAGGTCAGACCCTAACCTCCTTCCACGCTGAGGCTCTGCTGTATCTAGGACCTGTTGTGAGGTACCTAGATCACGTTATTGACCTACAAAAGCCAAAAAACATACACATTCACAGCCGAAAATCAGATGAGAAGCTCAATGATTTTGTTGCTCAGAATTGGCAACCCAGAATGTCAAAGAATGACGATTACACCTCCTTTGACATGAGCCAAAATGGCGAATTTCTCAACTTCGAGTGCATGTTGATGCGGTTCTACAACATACCGGAGGAGTTCATAAACTTCTACGTGCACATGAAGTTGAATTGCCGCGTGTTCATGGGTAACTTGACAATAATGAGACTTACAGGTGAGTTCTGCACCTTCTCTTTTAACACACTTGGTAACATGGCTTGGCAGAACTTGCGTTACAACATACCTAAGCAAACCGCCTGCCTTTTCGGTGGTGATGACAGTGCCATAAATTACCCAGTGAAGGAGAGAAAAACTTGGGCACGAATGCAAAACTTGTTTCAGCTACAGTCCAAGCGTGAGTACGGAAAGTTCGTCACTTTTTGCGGGTGGATACTGACACCATCTGGTATAATAAAGAAATCTAAGCTGTTAGCAGCTAGAATAATCTGCCAGGAAGAGATGGGTAACATTGAGGCCGCTGTAAATAACTACTCATTGGAAGCACGTTTTGCTTACAATTTGGGTGACCTGCTCTACGAATACTTAGACCCTGACGATCTAACTTATCAGGCGTACATTAATCGTTACTTTACAAGATACTCAAAAGTCACCAAGACAAATCTACTAAAGCCACCTTGCTACAGTACCCCTGCAGATTTAATGATGGTCCTGAAATAGTTTCAACAATTCAATAACATCACACTAACT